CGAATTCAGGAATTACAGTTACAGCAGACACATTTGTAGGAGGCTCAGCTGATGCTGGTGTAGGCTACACAACAACATCAAGTTATTAATGACAAATGGCAAAATTTAATGATAAAATTTCAACAATACTTAACAGCCAACTTCCAGAGTTTGTCGTTGCTGACCACCCCAAGTTTGCCGAATTTCTTAAAGTCTATTATCAACTTTTAGAGTCAGCAGAATTATCTATAGACACGATTGAGGGTACAGATGGTATTCTACTTCAATCAGAAACCGACCAAATAAACAATTTAGTTTTAAACTCTAGTCGAAAAGACACAGCAAGAACATTACTTGACGCTGGAGATAAAATACTTTTAGAAGAATCTACTTATGGTAAATTTACTAGAGGTGAAGTTGTAACAGGTCAAACATCAAAGGCAACAGCAACTGTTTTAGTTGAAGATATTGCCAACAATAGATTAATCATATCAGCACAAGATAAATTCATTGATACTGAGGTAATTGTAGGTGCAAGTTCAGGTGCTCAAGCACATGTAACAAATTATAGACCTAATCCAGTAAATAATATTGTAGACTTAATTAACTTTAGGGATCCTGACAGAGTTATTAATCATTTCTTAACTAATATGAGAGATGAGTTTCTGGCAACTTTACCAGAAAGTTTAGCCGCTGGTGTCGATAGAAGAAAATTAATTAAGAATATTAAATCACTTTATAGGTCAAAAGGTTCAGTTCGTGGCCATGAAATGTTTTTTAGAATATTATTTGGTGAAACTTCAGAAACATTTTATCCTAGAGAACAAATGCTTAAGGCATCCGATGGACAATTTGATTCATTAAAAGTATTAAGAGTTATTGCTACTGTAGGTGACGCAACTCTATTAGTAGGTAGAACAATAACCGGGCAAACTTCAAATGCAACTGCTATTATTGAAAATACATCTACTTTTCAAATTGGCGCTTCAACAGTTACACAATTAATTTTAAATGCAGGTAGTATTACTGGAACATTCACAGTAGGTGAAGAAGTACAAGGTACAACTGCTGATACAGATGATTACTTTATCAAAGCAAATATTACAGGTATACCTGGTACAAAAAATATTACAAATGATGGTTCATTAAACTCTACTACAGATACTATTACATTAACTGCTGGTGGTGAAGGTGCATTATTTCAAATTGAAGATATTGGTCCTGGAAAGATTACAGAAATTGTAATTGATAATAAAGGTACAGGTTACGAAATAGGTGACGCATTAACTTTTGTAAATACAGGAACACAAGGTAGTAATGCAGCCGGTTTTGTTAAAGTTGTAAACGGTGGTTTTGCTGACCAAAACGGAAGTACGGCAGCTGCCTCAGGAGTAGAAGACAGAATTGTTTTAGAAGATGAAACTACTAGAGGTGATTCATATGAAGGAAAAACAATTGTACAAGAAAAATTTACTGACTTACAAACTATAGAAGAATTATTTTTAACAAACGGTGGTAATCAATATACATCATTGCCTACTGTTACAGTTACCTCATCAACAGGTTCAAGTGCAATCGTAAAAGCTTATGGTGATGAAATAGGAAAAATTGTTAAATTAAAAACAGTTGAATTAGGTAGAAGTTATGAACAAACACCTACACCTCCAGTTTTAGGTTTCTTTAACAACATGATTGTGACGAGTATTCTAGGAACATTTATTGTAAGTAATACGGTTACAGGAGGCACTTCAGGCGCTACGGGAACAATTGCAAGTTTTGATAGTGATAGAGGTTTACTAAGAATTAAATCCGTAACAGGAACATTTTCTATTGATGAAACAATTACATCAAGTTCAGGCGGAACTTGTACACTTAAAAAATTAGACATCTCTACAGCTTCGGTTAATGTAGTTTCTGTATCAGATACAGACGGTGCATTTATTAGTGAAAGAGGTAAAGTTTCTGAAACAACAATGAGAATTCAAGATAGTTTATATTATCAAGATTATTCATATGTAATTAAAGTTGGTCGTTCTATATCACAATGGCGTGACGCATTTAAAAAGACAATGCACACATCAGGTTTTTATTTTACAGGACAAGTAGATATTGAGTCACGAATTATTGTGACAGCAAAAGGACCGGTACAAGGTGTTACTTCAGGAGTTCTTGAAAGTCCATTACTATCACTTGTTAATACATTATTCGTAACAGTATTTGGTAGAAGATTAGGAACAGCCTCAGATGGTACATCATTAAGAGCAACACCACAGATTGGTGGTAACTCAGATGTAAGTAATGACTTTAGGGATCCGTTTGACGCAAATACAAGAGATTTAACGGCTTCAAGAGAAGGTATTACAATTGACTATCTAAGTAGACCTAGAAATCTATTTACAGATAACTCAGGTACAGTACATGATATTAGAAGTGGTTATGCTTATGGTGGTCCTAGATATAGTTCATTAAATAAATATGCAAATACAGTATTTGGTGTAAGCAATTCTGGTTCATATGCAAACACATTTCAGAATTTAAATGCATTGAGAATTGAAGGTACTAAAACAGCTCTTGATGGACAACAAGTTCCTATATTCTTATTTACTTCTAATGAAATAGGTAAGACATTAAAGATGAATTATGCATTTCCGACTTCTTTAGCATTTAGTCAAGACTTATTCAGTAATACATTAACTAGATTTGATAGTGATAGTTTAACTTTTGATGATACAACACCATAATAACCTTATAAATAGTATAAAGAGATAACGGACAAACATGGCAAAACTTACAATAAATCGAGGTAGTACAGCAAATGACGGAACAGGTGATAACCTCCGTGATGGTGCTAATAAAGTCAATCTAAACTTTGACGAAATCTATACAGCTATTGGTGACGGTACTACAGTAAATGGTACTATTAAAGTAGCAGACGATAGTTCTACAGTAATGACATTATCAGCTAACGGTGAAACGATTAGACTTTTAGGTGGTTCAGGTATTACTTCAACAATTTCAGGTAATGACCTAACACTTGCAGTTGACGGAACAGTTCTTACTTCTTCAGCAGTTTCTACTCTTACAAACAAATCAATTGACCTTACAGATAACACAATTACAGGCACTACAGCAGAATTTAATACAGCATTAACAGATAACGATTTCGCCACACTAGCTGGCACAGAGGCATTAACAAATAAAACTGTTGCTATAGGTTCTAATACAATAACAGGAACAGCTCTTACTATTACAGGTGATGATAGTTCAGCAACATCACTTTCAATTGGTGATAATATTTTATTTACAGGTGGTTCTGGTATTACAACTAGTATTTCAGGTAATGAAATTACTTTTGCTACAGACGGTGCAGTTGTAACAGAAACATCTACAGACATATTAACAAATAAAACAATTAATGGTCCTGATAATACATTAACAAATATTGCAAATGGTTCACTAGCAAACTCAGCAGTTACTATAGGTGGTACTTCGGTATCTCTAGGTGCTACAGCAGCTACAGTTACAAACTTGGCTTTAACAGGTACCTCAGGCATATCAGGAACAGGTGCAGTTGATACAACAAGTTCAGGAAACAAATTAAGATTTGACTTTGCTAATGTGGGTTCTTTACCAGCAGCCGCAACTTACGAAGGTATGTTTGCATATGATATTGGTGGTAATAACCCATATGTTGCAGACGCAGGTGGTTGGGTAAAATTAATTTCAGAAAATAGTTCAATAGCAGACATATCAAATGTAGGTAGTATTGCTTCTATTACAAACGGACAAGTTTTAGTTTGGAATTCTTCAGGTGGTAGATTTGACCCAGGTAACCAAAGTGCAGGTTTTAGTGCAGGTTCAGATTTAGACCAGGCAGGTGCAGATATTCAAGATATTGGTTACATTGGTCATAGGTCGCCAGATGATTCAGTTGTAAATACTTTAACTGTTACAGTTGCAACAAAAACAACTGAACATTATCATCACGGTACAGGTTCAACAAGTGGTTATGTAATTGATGGTCACGAATCGCCAGCATTAACATTAGCACCAGGAACTCACAAATTTGACCAAGCAGATAGTTCAAACTCAGGACACCCATTACTATTTTATAGTTCATGGGATAAAGCAAGATTAATTTCTACAGGTGTAACAACAAGTGGTACACCAGGTAGTTCAGGTGCATATACACAAATTGAAATTGATGGCGATACACCGACACCATTATACTATCAATGTTCAGCACATGCATATATGGGACATGTTGTAGAGGCAATACAAGGTAAACAAAGACGAATAAATAATACTACCGATAAAACAAATACAGGTGATGGTTCTACTACGACAGTAACTTGTTTAGCTGGTTACACAGTAGATGATGTATTAGTATTTGTAAATGGTATTTGTTTAACACCAACAGACGATTATACAATTTCAGGAACAACATTAACATTTGTAGCGGCTCCGGCTGCTTCAGCAGAAATAGTGATAAGGTATCTAGGATAAAAATATGGCAGAAAGTAACGCAAGTAAATTCGCAGGTAAAATAACTTCAGACGGAAAAATTGGTCAAGGCGGTTTAGCCGCTGGTGTTGGTGGAACAGATTGGCAATCAAGTATTGTTACTGCTTCAACATTAACAGCAGTAGCTGGTGAAGGTTATTTTGTAAATACTACTTCAAGTGCAATTACAGTTACATTGCCAAGTTCAGCAGTTTCTGGAGATACAATTTCAATAGTAGATTACGCAGGAACTTTTGCTAGTAATAATATTACATTAGATGCTAACGGATTAAAAATAGAAGGTTCAACAGATAATAAAATTTTAACAACAAATAAAGAAGGTGTAACCATAACTTATGCAGATGCTACCAAAGGTTGGATTGCTTCTTCTGGAGTAAATTCAGGTAACCAAGCATTAGACCCAGGACCTTATGCAGTAGATTTTTTAGTTGTCGCTGGTGGTGGAGGTGGTGGTTCTACATATCATGGTGCTGGAGGAGGTGCTGGAGGATATAGAACATCAACTCAATCAATTAGTGTAGGTACATCAATTACTATTACAGTTGGAGATGGTGGTGCTGGTGGAGTTGCTTCAAACAATTTAGGAACAACTGGTTCAACTTCTTCAATATCAGGTTCAGGTTTAACAACTATAACTTCTGCTGGAGGAGGTGGAGGAGGTACTGAAACTTTATTTAATGGACTTAATGGTGGTTCTGGTGGTGGTGCTTCTAAAGATGGAAGTATTGGCTCTGGTAATACACCTAGCGTATCTCCATCTCAAGGGAATAATGGTGGAACTGGAAATAATTCTTTACCTAATTATGGCTCAGGTGGTGGAGGAGGTGCTTCTGCTGTTGGTGCAAATTCAACCTCAACAACAGGTGGAAATGGTGGAAATGGTACAGCTTCATCAATCACAGGTTCTTCGGTAACTTATGCTGGTGGTGGAGGTGGTTCAACATATGATGGAGGAACACCTGGAACAGGTGGTTCAGGTGGTGGAGGGAATGGTTCTGGTGGTCAAGGCACTGCTGGTACAGTAAACACAGGAGGTGGTGGAGGTGGTAGTGAAAGGTCGCCAATTTCTAATGGTGGTGCAGGCGGTAAAGGTGTAGTCATTTTAAGCATACCTACAGCAAAATATTCAGGAACTATAACTGGAAGTCCTACGGAAGCAACATCAGGTGCAAATAAAATATTAACATTTACAGGTTCAGGGAGTTATACATCATAATGGCTACTTTTGCAAAAATAGGATTAAACAACAAGGTAATAGAAATATTATCTATTCATAATAATGAACTAAAAGATTCAAACGGAATTGAACAAGAAATTAATGGAATAGATTTCTTAACTAAACTTACTGGTTATCCAGTATGGAAACAAACATCTTACAACACTCATGGAGGAGTTCACTCAACTGGAGGAACACCTTTAAGAAAAAATCATGCAGGAATTGGTTATACTTATGATGAAGATAGAGATGCTTTTATATCACCTAAACCTTTTAATAGTTGGATATTAAACGAAACAACTTGTCTATGGGAAGCACCAGTTGCTTATCCTACAGATGGAGAAACTTATCAATGGAATGAAACAGCTTACCAAGCTGCATTATCCGATAGTTCGGATACTACAGTAGCATGGGAACAGGTTTCCTAATAACGATAATGAAAACTTGTATAAATATAACTAAGGAAGATAATTAAAAGACATGCCAGCAATTATAACAGACAGATTTAGAATTCACAATAGTGAACAGTTTTCAGAAGCCTTTTCTGAGGCGTCAGGTAATACTTT